TTAAAATATTGCCGATTCCAAACTAGATACAAATGCATCAAGGGATGGAGATTTACCTCTAACATCTACATACAATGAATCGTAGGATAAGGCTTCGACTGTCCTTTGAATGTGTTTCTTAGTTTTGTTGTAGGCCTTCCCGACCGAGTTATAAATTAAATGCAAAGTGTCAGCGGGGTGATCTAGTTCATATGCTCGGCTAGAAGATGGATCGAATCCTGCGTTCACTATATTCTGTAGTTTAATTCCTGCATCAATCCTTGCAAAATGGGTCAATTCCTCCAAAAACCACGCTTCAATTTCTAAAATCGCCAAATGCAAATTAATTGGTAAAGCAGGGTCCATAACCAATCCCAAGTAAAGAGATTGTTGTAATCTTGGGACATCTTGTCTCTTAAAGTCGGGATAGATATCACGTAAACCTATAATTGTTGAATAACCTGCATTTTTAAGATTTTGAAATTGATCTCTGATTTGTGATTTCACTTGAGAATCTGTAGCACAGTTAACCATTAATACAAAAATCTCAGGATTTAGGGTGTTATCTGTCCGTAACTCAACTAAATCCAACAATGATTTATGTTGCTTCCTGACTTCAAAAACAACTCCTCTTTTTCCAGCCAGTTCCTGTATAAGTTTTATAACAAATTCTTGCTCTGTGAGACCTTCAACGAAAATTGCTATTTTTTTACTCATCCCCATTTACCTTCTCGAAAAACTCAGAGGAAAATAAATCAAAGTTACTTAGTCCAATAAATTTAAATTGTTCAAAGGTTTCAGGCGAATTAACTTCATTATAAATCCTCACGATACCACCCTTCCTTTTCATAATAGACCAATATTTTAAAGGGACCTTATTCATTATAAATCTATCATTTGTAGTCATGATTATTTGCAGTTTGCTACTTATTGACTTTTCCATCAAAAAACCAACAATTGCTGTAGCTCTTTCGTAATCTAACCCTTCACCAATATCATCAATTAAGATAATTCGCTCTTCTTTTGAAAAAGAATAAACATTTAGGTTAATGACTAAGGCAAGTGCACGAAACATACCTTGCGACATATGAAATTGAGGCACATCAAAACCTAGTTCTTCTTCCTTTGTAAATAAAGTAAATGCAGAAAAAGGGAAGTCTGGCAGAATTTGCTGAACATTTTTTGCACCTACATCAGTCAAATTATATCCTAACTGGCGCATATCATTAATTACTGCTTTTTGAAATTTTTCCCCATATTTCCTGAGTGCAGAACCATAAGTTTTAACTAAATTGACTGCATCATTATTCACATTTTGCGCGACGTTGCTATTCACATCCATTACTTCTTCAATAGATGATAGTCTTCCGCGTCCAAAATCACTACCAAATAGAATTAAACTTACACTTTGCGCCCACTTATGCAACGTTATTAAATATGGATGTTGTATTTCGTCCCTTCTATTTACTACAGCAATAACGTCTGATGGAAGTTTAAACTCAAAGAAATTTTTTATCTTTTCATAAAAAATCTTACCACTACCATCTTGTTTTCTTTCGAGTTTTAATTCCCCGTCAACCTCTAATACTTCTGAAATAACTGCTTTATTCTCACATAGCATCTGATAATGGAAATGTTGATGCTTGATTTTTAAATGTATATCAAACATACCTGAAGTTAAAATAGGAAAATTACCTAATATAAGCTGAGAAAAAGAATGAAGCACACTAATTAATCGTGATTTACCCGTAGAATTCTTCCCAACGATTAAGTTGCAATTTAAAAAAGTTGCATCATCAAATGACCAAAAATTTGATTTACCTTCGTGTTCCTTATAAGATAACTTCTTAACACTCATTATTTTCCCCTGAATCTACACTGAATTTACAAACACTCTGGAAATGTAAAAAAACAACATCTCCGCCCATAAAACACACGCACATTAAATACTAAATTTAACAGTATCTAGCCTATATAACTCAATGTTGCAACAACTACGCCCAAAACTTTGATGTCTGTGACTAAACATTCAAAATCACCATTAACTCCAGATATTAGCACTTTATTCCCAGGCCTTCTCGATACATTATAAACATCAATTAAACCGTCGATATCCAATACCCATTTCCCATTGGATACCTCAGTCAAACCCCAGGAAACAATCCAAGATTTATTACCCGAAGTAATAAGAATGAGATTTTTAATATTTATATTATCAGGTAAGAAATTTTTATCTAAAACCAGTTCGCAATTTCCTTCAAGCTTGCCTGCGACTAGTGATTTTTTCGCTATTTTTATAATTGAGCTTTTATAAATTGGCTTGGGGAACATCACGCTGTTTTGACTGTGCCTCCCGGTAGCAAGCCAGTGTAAAGACATCCCCGTATCCAGTGAACAAGTAATAACAACTTCAGCGGGGAAATAATCACGACGAATCCAAGTGCTGATAGTAGCCGCCGAAATTCCAAGATGATTACTTAACTCTTTTTGGGTAGTAAAACCATACGCTTGGATAATTCGCTGGAGCACTGCTTTGCCGCCTGAGTTAACGATAATGTTCAGCAGTTTTTGACCAGAAACCATAATATCATTAGGGGAAAACTCCGCACTACCAGAGTTTGCATTTGAATGCACGCCAGTGGCCAACCATGCCAAATCACATTTAGTATCCAGCGCACATCTTACAAACGCACTCCCTGGGACGCTATCACGCTGTATCCAGTTACTTACATTTGCAGCCGAAACCCCTAACTTTTCAGCTAGTTGCTTTTGTGTTTCAACGCCATAAGCAGAAGAAAGGCGTTCCAATATCTCAGAAGAACTACCTTTGCTAAATTCCATACATCACCAAAAATAAACAAATGTTATTTACATAAACTCATTTGTTGATCTAAGATGCAATCACACCACATGTTACACCATAGAACTCAAACAAATCAGAAAGGAGATATTGCTTTATGTCTCATCAGAATGCAATTCAAGAACCTACCGATAAGACGTCACTATCTAAGGAACTGTTAAATTCTGTAGTATCCCAGTTGTTGCCGGCCTTGGAGTCAGCCCTGTCTGCAACTATTGTGAACTCAATCAGTTTGCAACTGACTACACTCGCCAATTCCCCAACAATTTCTAAGAAAGATTTTGCTGCAATTAACGGCATCAGCTCCGCTGTCCTAGAAAAGTGGATCGCGAATGGTGTTGTTCTCCTTGCCCCAACCCCTTCAACCACAATCACCCAGCAGCGCAAAAACCGCAAAACAGGTCAAATGCAAACTGTTGTTATGGAACGTCATGGCAATGCCCTGATCAATCTTGAGGCCTGGCGTGAGAAAAACCGTCAGCAAGCCATCAAGTGCCGCTACATAAATCGTTGAGTCAGATTATTCAAACTAGTAGGGACTAACAATGTTTGATTATCGCGTTTCCAAACACGCTCACTTTGACGATGCATGTAAGGCATTTGTGAATCGTCATAACCTTACCGAACTTGCCGCGCTGATGGGGACTAAACCCCAAATCCTGCGCAATAAGTTCAACACTGAACAACCTCATAAGCTTACCTGTGAAGAAGTTCTTTTAATCACTGATTTGACTGAGGATGCCTCTCTTCTTGATGGCATGCTGGCACAGATAAATTGCCTGCCGTCAGTTCCAGTCAATGAGATTGCTACTTCTAATATTTCTACCTACGCACTACAGGCAACTGCCGCCGTAGGTTCTATTGCAGCTGATGCAGTGAAAGGTGGTGCGGTCAGTTCACAACGCCGTATGTCCTTACTCGAAGGTGTTAATGCTGGTATTCGCCATCTGTCATTGATCGGTTTAGTTGTTCAAGGCCGAGTACAGGCATCACCAGCCCTGGCATCTGCAGTTGGTGCCATTGCAAGCGTCACGACAAATGGGCTGATGTGACTATGGCTGTTTCTATCGCTCGATTTTTAAAACAGCAAAGTCCATCTCGCCACTTCGGCAATGGCTGCATCGAGTTGCCAGGTGGAAAGCGTTGGAACCCTTCAATGTCACAAGCCACTGCCCCACAGGCCGTGAGAAATTCAAAACCGCTTTTAAAGCGTCTTTTTAGTTGAGGTGATTATGTCTTTAGTGAATGAAGAGCATATTCAAATTGGCAAAAAACATCTTTCCAGAATTAAAGAGATGTTTGATTTCAGAAAGAATGTAGCGCAGGAAACATTTGATACTCAGCCGCTGCACATGCGTAGAACAATCTGTTTTCATGCTGGCTTATCTCGCCGCCATCTTGAGATGAAGTTTGCTGAATTAACGCCGACGGAAAGGCATCAAGTAGTTGCGGCGCTAAATTCTTTGCTTGGTTTAACTGAATCACTGCCAAAATTTGTCAGTGATGATGACTGCAAGATAAATATTAAACACTAACCCGAATTCAAATTAATTGGCGTCAACCCGCCGGGCATTTTTTTGCCTAAAAACAGGAGTTCTGCATGAAAAATATGATTGATAACACCCGTCAGAATAGTGTTGATTTGCCAGTTATGGGCATTGATTTAGCTTCACCAGAACGCGATTACACCTCAGTTCCTGATTTATCGTTGATGCTCGACACTGCTCGTAATGAAGAACGCGCCAATCGAGCGGTTGTATTTGCTGGCCGCCTGGAAGCGATTGCCAGTTTTATCCTCAAACGTGAAATGACAGGGATTGAAGCTGCGGAGGCACTACGCATTGAAGCTAACCGAATCCAAAGTGAAGCGGAGGCGTAACAATGGCTGATGTAATCGATACCGCCCAGGAGCGCGCTGATCTCGTCCTTTCCGCCCAAATCCAAGCCGCCCGCGCAACTGTTGCAGGCGTTTCCGCAATGTTCTGCATCGAGTGTAATCGTCCGATACCAGAGGAACGCCGTGCAGCTCTGCCAGGGGTTGAGCTTTGTGTTTACTGCAAAGAACTGGCCGAGTTGAACGCCAGACATTACAGAGGAAACAAGTGATCGTTTTCTCAGTGGCATTACTCATCCTGGCCGGTGTTAACGCTGGCTATCTGGTCATTGATATCAAAGACGGTATGTAATGCAGGCCAGCCGCTTCACTCCGCAGATTAAAACGCCCGAAGTCTGGGCGTTTCCCTGGAATAAACCACGCCAGGCCGTTTCTGGCCTCGAAAGACCGCTTACCCGTGATGAATACAATCAGGGGCAAGCTGTTTTAATCAGAGTAAAAGCCCTCTCTACCGACCTGCGGGAAATTTTCACAGGTCGCCATGCGTATCTGCTGAAAACTCAGGGCATTCACGCCGCCAATAAATACCTGGTTTATGCCCTTGCTCGCAGCATCCTTCCCCGCGTCGAAGCGGTTAATGCCGCTCATGCAATGAATGTTAAAGCCTCCATGAAATTCATGTCTGAGGCCGACACCTATCACAGCCTGCCGAGTATGAGCGATAAACCGCTGCGACGGTTCGCTCAGGACATCGCCGGACAACTCAAAGAAATCTATGAAGACCGTTGTGATCAGCTGCTTGCCCAATACAACGGCGATAATTCGATTCTTTTTGAAGGTGATACTCAGTGCGAGCTGTACAGCGAAATCGCCGGTATGGCACAGGCTTTCAATGTCACGCCGATGTACTGGACAAGATTTTGCAAAGGCAAGCTGAATGCAGTTTCCGCTATCGCAGCCATATCGCGCCTGGTTAATCCGGATTGGTGGTTACGCCAGTTTAAAGGTCAGCGCACCCGCTGGCGTGAATCCTTGCTGATCGCCATCGGCAAGGTTAACCGTGACGCCTCTCCCTATGCCAGTAAGCAGGCTATCCGTGAAGTACGTGCGCGCCGTCTGTCGAATCTCGACTATTTGAAAAGTTGCGACCTGGAAAACATCGAAACCGGCGAGCGTTTCAATCTGATCGACAAAGCGATGGCGAGCATCTCCAATCCTGAGATCCGACGCATGGAACTGATGAGCACCATAGCCGGTACCGAAAAATATGCTGCTGCGAATGGCGACATCGGGATGTTTCTGACCATAACCACCCCGTCCAAATATCACCCAACCCGCATGGTGGGCAAGGGTGATAAAAAACGCGTTCAGCGCAATCACGCCTGGGACAAAGAAGCCTATACCCCGAAAGATGCGCAGCGTTATTTGTGCGGGATCTGGAGCAAAATGCGCACCGCGTTCAAGGATAGCGGTCTGTCTGTTTACGGGATGCGCGTTGTCGAACCTCACCACGACGCTACGCCGCACTGGCACATGATGCTATTCACCAAGCCCGCCATGCGTCAGCGGGTGATCGATATCATGCGCAAATACGCCATGAAGGAAGACGGTGACGAACGCGGTGCAGCTAAAAACCGCTTTGACTGTAAGCATCTCAACCGTGGCGGCGCGGCTGGCTATATTGCCAAATACATCGCAAAGAACATCGACGGTTATGCACTGGAAGGCGAGCGTGACCACGAAACCGGCGAGTTGCTGACTGACTCCGCGGCTGCTGTTACTGCCTGGGCTGCTACCTGGCGTATACCGCAGTTTCATCCTATCGGCCTGCCTACCATGGGTTCATATCGTGAGTGCCGCCGCATCCGTTCCATCAGTCTGACTGAAACCTTTGACGAAGAAGTGGAAGCTGTCCGCGCTGCTGCTGATGCCGGTGATTTTATGGCGTACATGTCAGCCCAGGGCGGCGCAAATGTGCCTCGCGACGATCAAACTGTGCGCGTAGCTCGCCGCGTAGCTGACGAGCTGAACGCATACGATGAAGAAGTGAAAAAGGTTGTGGGCATTTTCGCGCCTCACCTTGGCGACTCCCGTGTTTATGAAACCCGTACAACTCAATGGCGCATCGTTTCTTCCGCCGTTGACGTTGAGGTTTTGACCTTAAAAAGCGCCCCCGGCGCGCCTCGGAGTCCTGTCAATAACTGTGGGTTGGGTGGAAAGGAACAGGCCGAAAATGAGCACGATAACCAAGCTGAAAGCGATGCTACAGGCTCCACTTCATACACTTTACGAACTATTGACTGGACGGACACTGCCGCCGTGAGGGCGATTGTGGCGCAATTCAAAGGGAAGAGAGTTGTTAGACCATCTCTTCATCCAAAGAAAACATGCGAAGAAGGCTTATCGCAAAACATAGCGGAAAAAACCTACGATCATACAGTTGAAATGGAACATCATTCGAGGGAGCATTACCCAAATCAGCAGCAGGCAACGACGTACGACTTTGGGAAGCCATCGGCTGAAGTTGAGAACAAGGAAAATTTATGCACGAAGACGATGAATGGTATAAGGCAGAAGACATAGCGCGATTTGTAGCTAACAAAATAAAACTGTGTAAGAAATGTCGTACAGAGCTGAATTATAAAGAAATATTTTATAATATTGATAAAATTTGCAATCAATGCAAGGGATTGCCGGCTTTTGAAGAAGCAGAACAGCCTCAAACGTCTCCAACTCCTGAAGCTACTCAAACTCCCCAGTCAACACCTGCAATTGACCAGATTGATAATAGCCTTAGCCATTTGCCACCCTTCCAGCGACAACTGTACTCAAAATACCCTCAAATGCAGCAATGGATTGAAAAGTCCGAACAAGAACTGAAGGAGCAGCAAAACAATGGAGGTGTTAAACCTAATGGTAAGCCGCCAATGGAAGAGCAATAAAAAACCAATGCATAATTTTGACCCGTCCATGGCTGACTATTTGAGACAGAATTCGCTGCCATCGGCCTTAACAAACCATCCGCTATGGTTATTATTAAAACAATAACATACAGTTTTTATTGGAATTTGTTAAAGAATAGTAATATTATACTGTATAAATAACCAGTGCGTTGGAGTGAGTAATGGAATCCTCTCATGAGCTAAAGATGGCTTTGATAAAAATCCGGCTTATGGCTGACATCGCACAGTCAGCCCAGTGCAGAAATGACGAGTACGCATTGGTGATGGAAATGATCTCTGATATGGCCGACAGCGTTCTGGATGAAGAAGACACGCAATCAGTGCCGTTCTCTGTTTACGACGATGAAGAATAGCCAGGAATGCGGGCGATCTCTCTTTGACAGCTCTGCATGCAGTGAGTGCATGATTTTGCATTGTGATCGCCCTGCTCTTTTCTCCCCGTGACACCAGTACTGGCGTGGATCACAGTGGATCACGCAACTGCATCAAAAGCACCCCATAAAGCGGGCAGGCGTGGCGGGGATAGCATTGCGCGCAAGATAGTCCACATGCAGTTGCGCCTAGACAAATGCTGAGCTGACATAAGAACACGTTCAGATTAGTAATGTTGGAAATCTAAATATTGGATCTCATATACTTTGCAATGCTAAGCAGTTACTCCTTCAATATCTCGAATATGATACCGCTTGAAATATTCAAGCATAGGAACACTTTTTAAGTGAACATGGTAGGGAAGCATTGCATTTCAGTCTTCTGCGGATGCATACTTATTTTTATTTAATCACAAGGAAGATTTATGGATGCGCAGAAATTTCGAGACTTATGCGATATTGCATTAGCCTCCCCATTGCAAATGAACATGACATCAAAAGAATCTTATGAAAAGATAAAGGAATATTGTCAGGATAAAAACTGGAACATAAGGAAAGATTGTTTACATTTAAGAAAACTTTTAATTTTTGAACACATTAATAACGCAAAAAACCTCAGGCCATATTTTGATATAGTTAGTATGATATGGGATGCTTCCAACTTTCAAATTCAGACCAATAGTGAATTAAAACACACGCCTGAGGATTGGCTTGAAATTATAAAGATTTGCACATATGCAAAAGAGTCGTCTAATTATTTCAATCCTTCACATGACCACCTTGCCCTTCATAAAAAAAACACTGACTTTTCATATGCATGGAAAAAAATAACCCCCCTTGGAATTGATTATCAACTCCATAACAATGAAATATTTATTGACGCTAAATCTTTTAATAGAATCGAAATCATTATCGATGATTTTTTATCTAAAATTGGTGGAGCACGCTGCTTAGAGCTAGTATTTCAGATGCTAGCAAGCCTATTAGATCCCAATCAAGAAAGGTATCTTCTACACAGGAAAACAACTCAGGGTCTCGAGGTAATATCCCCTGAGTACCCGTGGGGCTATATTATCGCATTAGCTGTAAACAATATTGATAAGCCCGGTACATGTAGTTTAAACACTGTTATTGATACTTATAAAAACTTTATCGATTTCCTTAGAGATTTGGTTGCCACTTTCGAAATACAGCCTTATGTAATGTGGGAATCTATGTATGTTGATCCAGAAAGAATAATTAATTTTTTACAAGAAAATGTTCTTTATGATAACTTGATTTCTTTTTTTCAATTTAAAAAAGAATATAGCCTGGAGGTCCTTAGCTATATATCGACGAATCATTCAGACATGAATAAATCGAGCTACGGCATAACTCTTCATCAGATATTCAAAGTTGCTCAAGGGATAATTAAGCTGAGTGATAAAAATACCATTAAAGAACTTTCTTTATCTGAATTGAAGGAGATCTCACAAATTAGTACTCGTAAGCTAATTAATTGCATTAATATTATATTTGAGTCTAACTCGGATGGGAAACTATCATTTCCTCCCTCAAGCGAGAAGATAGATCACGTTTTAAGACCAATAATTAACTTCAAAAAAAATAAATTACTCTTACCATCTAGCATTACTTGTCTAGCAACATTAAATGCAGCAATAAAACAAATTAGCTATCCTAGCAACAATTTCAACAATGCTATCGACAGTAAAATTGGCAAATACCTTGAAAATTTTCTGATTGAGCGATTTCAAAAATCTGGAATTGAAGTTTTTTACGGCGACTTCAAATCCAAAGATCGAAAAACAAATGGAGATTGTGACCTAATAATTACGTCCCCAAATTACATTTATATTTTTGAACTTAAGAAGAAATCATTAACTCGAAAGGCGATGTCTGGAGAAGAGCTTTATCTAATTAAAGATTTAGGTGATAGCGTAATGAGATCACAATCTCAATGCGCCAAAATTGAATACGTACTTTTGAAAGATAAAGAGTTAACTTTGAAGAATGGCAAGAACTCTCATACAATACAATATAATGGAAATCCTATCCAAAAAATATCCTTGAGCCTACATGATTTTGGAGCACTCCAAGACAGCACAGTTTTTAATACTATATTACGGTTATCAGTCCAAACTAATTTTAGCTCTTCAAACGCTGAGTTAGATTCACTATTGGTAAACTGGAGGGCTTATCTTGAAATATTCAATAAATACAACAGATTAACAGAACCCTATAAAAGTGTTAATACGCCACAATTTTTTGATAATTCATTCATGAGCATCCCTCAGATAATGACTATTCTTGATGGATGCAAAAACATTGAATCATTTGACGAAGAATACAATCTAGCCAAAAAAATCACTTTTTCAACCAGAGATTTTTACAAAGAGTACTCTGAAAAAAGAAAACTTAAAAATAAACGATAGGCCGTTTTAACGGCCTATCGTTTCACAGATTATATTTATTGAAAGAAACAGCACATTCATCTAACGAGGTATTAATTTCTTTCATTCTCTCCTGCAGCGGCGTCAGCTCGTTCCTCACGAACACCTGCGCCGCCTTCTCCACATCCCCAAACCCGCCCGCATTATCAGGAATGATTCCCATCATCTGCGGCGGAACGCGGTGCGCGCTCAGCAGATCATCACGGCTGGATTTCTTAATGTTGAAAAAATCATCCTTGGTCGCAACTTCACTCAGCGGCAGAATTTGAATGCCGTCTTTCTTGCCGTTAGGGGCATACATAAACAGGTTGCGGAAGTTTCCCAGGCCTTTGGTGTCTCGCATCGCCTTTCGCATTGAGTCAATATCACTACTACTTTGTGCTGCATCGGTCATATACAAAATGTAGCCCGCATGAGCACCGTTCTGATAATACTTCCGGCGGAACAACGTCGCGGCTTCGTTTAGCCAGGCAGAGTTAAGAGCGCTCAGGTATTCAGGCAAACCGTAAATCTCCTGGTTAATGTCCGGCTCGATCAGGTGAAAGATACTGCCTGTTGCGAACTGGTGCGGTTCCTTCCACCCTTGCACAAACCAGTAACTCCCCTCTTCCACTCCACGTCGCACATATTTAGCCGGCACAGCCTCAAAGCGTAACGGTTCGCCGAGCTGATTGCGGATCAGTTCCAGGTACGCATTCCCGAACACCAGATAGTCCAGCGCGAATTTGCTGAACTCCTGCTGGCTAAGCAACGGATGCGGGATAAACGTTGAAGCGAGAATATTCCGCTTCACGTAAATCGGTGAGCTGTGGTGAACGGCGGCGCGCAGGCTGCGAGCAAGGCCGTCGAAACTGACCGGTGGCTCATACCAGCGGCCGTTACCGGTGCATTCGATGTAATTCAGAATCTCGCGGCGGTCTAAAACCGGCGTCGGATCACCGAAGCTGAATACCTCTGCGCCCTGCGGGCTTTCAGTGGTCGTGGTCTGCGTGGCTTTACGGTATTTACGCTTGCTCATTTAGTAGAACTCCAGAATGTTCGGGCTTTGTCCGCCATTGGCGGCGGTCAGCGGTTCATTTAACAGGGCGTGCATGATTGCCCACGCGACGTCAGCGTGGCTGGCCTCTTCACTGCGGCTGGCTTCGTAGGTTGAACGGTTGCCGCTGGCGGTCATGGTTTTACGGATCGCCATAAACGAAGCAGTGATGTCTGTGTGTCCGGTGTCGTATTCCAGGCGGCCGGAGCTGATGGTGTCTTTTGCTTTTAGTACCAGCGCGGTTTTCACTTCGGGGCTGTAACGGATCTCACGCGCCGCAGGAAAGAACTGCTGAACAAGCTGGAATACACCCTGCCCGATGCCTGTCGCATCGATACCGATGTACTCCACGGCATAACGATTGGTGAGTTCTTCGATACTTTTGGCCTGCGCGGCAAAGTCCATACCCTTCCATTGGTGACGCTCGAGCACGCGAAACTTGCCGCCAAACACTACCGGCGGAGCAATTACCGCGCAGCCTGCGCTGTCGCCGGTGTGCGACGGGTCGTAACCGATCCAGACGGGACGATAGGCAAACGGTCGTTTCAGGTACGGGTCGTAGTCTTCCCACTCGTCCAGGCTGTCCACCATGCAGCCCTGCAACTCGGCGAACGGGAACACCGACGCCTGATCGTCCACGAACTCGCACATCAGCAGGTTTTCATATTCGGCAGGACTGTATTCCAGTTGCAGCTGTTCCAGGTCGAACAGGTTACAGCCGCCTGAAAGCGCATCTTCCACCGTTACAATCTGCCGCCATTGGCCGTCATCGCACAGCACGCCTTTTGACAGGTGCGCGTGCGTGAGATCCAGGTCAATCCTGTCAGATTTATTGCGACGGCCTTTGTTGAACAGTTCGCCCGACCAGAACGGATAGGCGCTGTGTGCCAGACTGGATGGCGTGGAGAAATAGGTGCTACGCCATTTCTTATGCAGCGACATACCGGAAGCCACTTTGCGCAGTTCCTGAAACTTGGGGATCCAGAAGTATTCGTCCAGGTACAGATTGCCTGTATAGCTCTGCGCAGTGCGGACGTTGGTACCGAGAAAAATCAGCCGTGCGCCGTTAGGCAGCACAATCGGGTCGCCTTTTAGATCCACGTCAACCTGTCGCGCAAAGTCGATGATGTAGTTCTTAAAGACATGCGCCTGCGCCTTACTGGCTGACAGGAAAATCTGATTGCGTCCGGTGGTCAGCGCATCAATCAGGGCTTCCCGGGCAAAGTAGAAGGTTGCGCCAATCTGGCGGGACTTGAGGATGTTGCGGATACGATGCTGAAGTCCGGCCTGATGCCATCCGCGCTGATACTCAAACGACGTTTCAATGAAGATGTCGCCGAGTTTCTCAATGGCCTCATCGCTGAAAACATTCTTATCGGGTGCCTTTCGTTCGCCCTTGTTGCGGTTGGCGACGTTCGGGTTTAAATCAGCCTCGCTGCCGGTGTGGTTGTAACGGTTTACCCTTGCCAGGCGTTCAATCTGTCGGCCTAACAGGTCGATCTCTTTGTAGTCCTTCCCCTCTTTTACATCTTTCATGACGAGCTGGATCAGTCGCGCTTCCATGCTGGTTTCCACGCGAGAAATAGGCGCAATGGCCTCCCACTGATCGCGAGTTTTCCAACTCTGCACGGTCGGCGTTTTTTGGCTGAGCATCTCCCCGATTTGCCGCACGGAAAAACCCTGCCAGTAAAGCAGTGCCGCCTGTCGGCGCGGGTCGCTGATGATGGTGGAGTTTGAAATATTCATGCCGTCACGTTACCGGGCAGACAGCCGTTTTTCGCGCTGCCCACGTTGTGCCATCGGGCAACAACCCGCATCGGCTGGCGGCCTGCGGTGACTGTCTGGAAACTAACTCCCGTTCTCAACACTCATTACCGGAGTCAGTCACATGGCAAAGAAAGTATCGAAATGGTTCCGCATCGGGGTCGAAGGCGACACCTGCGACGGCCGCGAAATTGATGCTAACGACATCAAGCAAATGGCGGAGACATACAGCGCGAAAGCCTATGGTGCCCGCGTCAATCTGGAGCACATCAAAGGCGTATTGCCGACCAGCGATTTCCGCCGCTATGGCGACGTGATCCAGCTGAAAGCCGAACAAATTGATGATGCAGCTGAACCGCTGCTGCATGACAAATGGGCGCTGTACGCAATGATCAGCCCGACCGCGGATTTAACGCAGATGGTCGGCGACGGACAGAAGGTTTACACCTCGATGGAGATCAAACGCAACTTCGCCAATTCCAATAAATCCTACCTGGTCGGTCTGGCCGTCACCGACGACCCTGCAAGCCTCGGCACTGAAATGCTGGAGTTCAGCCGCAAAGCCAAACAGAACCCGCTGGCCGGTCGTAAAACCGACCCAGAAAGCCTCTTCACCGTGGCTACCGAAGCACTGATTGAGTTCGAAGAGGCACCGGAATCTACCCCTTCTCTTTTCGCGCTGGTTAAACAAAAACTTTCACGTAAACAGGCGTCTGATGATGCCCGCCTGGCTGATGTTCACGAAGCCGTCAGCGAGGTCGCTCAATACGCTCAGACCGGACTGGATAAGCATGAAAACAGCCTGACCGACCTGCTGAGCCGCGTCGATACCCTGGAAAAATCCACCGCTGCCGAACATGACGCCCTCACTGAATTGAAAGGCAAGTTAGCGCAGACACCGGCGCAGAAGTTCGGCCAGCGTCCGCATGCTACCGGCGGCGCAGGCTTAGACGAGACAGTGACCGACTGCTGATCCGACACATTTAACTCATTCTCAGGAAACATTTCATGAAAAAAGAAACGCGCTTTAAATTTAATGCGTTCCTCTCCCAGCTCGCCAAGCTCAACAACGTTGACGTCGGTACGCTGGACAAGAAATTTAACGTCGAGCCGTCCGTCACGCAGACGCTGATGACCCGGCTACAGGAATCCTCAGAGTTTCTGACCCGTATCAACATCATTCCGGTGGACGAAATGATGGGCGCGAAAGTTGGCGTCGGCGTCACCGGCACGATTGCCAGTACCACCAACACTGATGCGGGTGACGAGCGCGAAACGGCTGATTTCACCAAGCTGGATCAGGAAGGCTACCACTGCACCAAAACCAACTACGATTTCCACTGGATGTACAGCAAGCTGGATTTGTGGGCGCGATATAACGATTTTCAAACCCGCCTGCGTGACGCCATTATTAAGCGTCAGGCATTGGATCGCATCCTTGTCGGCTTTAACGGTATTTCCCGCGCACCGACGTCTAACCGCGTTCAGAATCCGCTGTTGCAGGATGTCGGCGTGGGCTGGTTGCAAAAATACCGCCTGAATGCCCCGACCAAAGTGATGGGCATGATTGTCGCCGAAGATGGCACCGTGACCAATGAGGCGGTAAAAGTCGGTGGCAAAGGTGAATACAAAAACCTCGACGCGCTGGTCTTTGATGCAGTAAATGAACTGATCGACCCCATCTATCAGGACGACACCGAACTGGTGGTTATCTGCGGCCGCAAGCTGCTCGCGGATAAGTATTTCCCGCTGATCAACAAACAGCAGCCGAACACTGAGGCAATGGCTGCCGATCTGATCATCAGTCAGAAACGCATCGGCAATCTGCCCGCCGTGCGTGTGCCCGGCTTCCCTGCCAATGCCATGCTGATCACCCGTCTGGATAACCTGTCCATTTACTGGCAGGACGGCACGCACCGCCGCCACGTTGAGGAAGTACCAAAGCGTGACCGTATCGAAAACTACGAATCCATTAACGAGGATTACGTGGTGGAAGACTACGGCTGCGGTTGCCTGATCGAAAACATCGAAGTGACCGCCGGAGAAGACGAAACCGCTGAAAAGGCCGAACTCAGCAAATTCACCTCGGCGATCGTTGATGCCATCAAAACTGCATCCGGTACCACTGCACCGGCAGCTCAGGAGTAAGCCATGACCAGCCCTGCCCGACGTCATTTGTTGCGGCAGTCAGCTATCGAAGCCGCGCAGCAGGATACCAGCCTGCTGCGTCATGCCACCGGCTATGAACTGCTGCTGCAAAAGCTTAATGCTGACCAGAAAGCCCTGAAGAAAGCCTATTCCGCTGAGAAAAAGGCAGAACTCAAACGCAAGATGCTGCCCGCATATGCGCCGTGGGTGGCGGGCGTTCTCGCTGAGGGTAAAGGCGCTCAGGACGCCATCCTGATGACCATCATGATCTGGCGTATTGATGCCGGTGACTACGCCGGTGCGCTGGAAATTGCCCGCTATGCGCTGCATTACAAGCTGGCGATGCCGTTCGGCAAACGCCCTGCCGGTTATGCACTGGCGGAGGAAATCGCCGACATGAGCGCCCGCGCTCATGCTGCCGGTGAGCCGGTCAGTCTCGATGTACTGATGACCACGATGGAACTGACTGACAGTCAGGACATGCCGGATCAGGTACGCGCCAAGCTGCACAAAATCACCGGCTATCTGTATCGCGACGCGGAAAAACTGCCGCTCGCCCTGCAACACCTGAAACGCGCCTTACAGTTGAACAGCAACTGCGGCGTTAAAAAGGATATTGAGCGGTTGGAGTCAGCCATCAAAAAGGCGGCCAACGGCTAAACAGAACGCGCCCCGCGCCGGACGGCACGCCAGCCGCGACAGGTCTGTGACCTCGTTCAACGCTGGCGTCCACCGTCCCCTATTCAGAGGTCACTATGTCTCTTGTTGTACCTGCACCAAAGCCGGACGCCGCGACGGAACCCGCGATCAAAAACACGCACTTCTGGCCGGATATCAATCCGGTGGAGTTGCGGGACACGCTGCGCCTGGAAGGAACGGTGACCGCCAAACGACTGCGAGCCGTCATTAAGTACGCGCTGACCGAAGTGAACGCTGAGCTTTACAGCTACCGCGTTGCACAGGTGGCTCAGGGATACAAAACCCTCTCTGATGTCCAGGCAGACCAGATTGATGACGAAAGTATCAAAGTCTGTGCCTACCTGCGGGCGGTTTCATCCATTACGGCTGCCATTCTTGCGGAACGATATCCGAACAGTGATACCACCGATGCTGGCAGTAAAAAGGCCGAGATTGTCGAAAGCACCGTTGATGATTTATGGCGGGACGGACGCAATGCCATCAGCGACGTCGCCGGTGTGTCTCACTGCATCATCGGGCTGCTCTGATGAAAGTCACTGCCGAACAGGGCGACACCGTGGATCTGCTTTGCTGGCGGTATTACGGGCGCACGGGATCGGTAGTTGAACAGGTTTACGCGGCTAACGTTGGTTTAGCCGCACAGGGGGCAATTCTGCCCCATGGCTACGCGGTGGAGCTGCCGGACATAACCCAGGCCGCAGTCAGCGAAACCGTCTCACTTTGGGACTGATGACCATGGAGCGCATCACCTCGTTTATCTGTTACTGCGTCGCGGCCTTTCTTGCCTGGCTCGGCGCAATGTCACCGCAGGATATCGCCTTTCTGGTGGGTGCAGGCGTCGGCGTCGCCACCTTCCTGGTGAACTGGTACTACCGGCGCAAAACCTACCGCCTGCTGAAAGCAATGGGCGTCAGGGGGGACATTAATGCAGCCATCAATCGTTAGACGCTGCGCCGTCGCCGCCGTCCTGGCGATTGCCGCGCTGCTGCCGCAAACGCAGACCCTGAAAACCTCCGCCGCCGGTCTGGCACTGATTGCTGATTTTGAAGGCTGCCGCCTGTCCGCCTATCAGTGCAGCGCGGGCGTCTGGACAAACGGCATCGGGCACACCGCAGGCGTGAAGCCGCAAACGCACATCAGCGAACGTCAGGCCGCCGTGAATCTGGTGGAAGACGTGATGCGGGTGGAGAAAGGCATTGCGCGCTGTATGCCTGTTGCCATTCCGCAGCCGGTGTATGACGCCGTGGTGTCCTTTGCCTTTAACGTCGGCGTGGCGGCGGCGTGCAAATCAACGTTAGGTTTTTTCATCAACAAAGGGCAATGGCGGGACGCCTGCGAACAGTTTCCGCGCTGGGTGTTTGTGAACGGTGAACGCATCACCGGGCTGGAACGCCGCCGTGCGAATGAGCTGGCTTACTGTCTGCGGGGAGTCTGATGCGCATTGTGATTATTTTATTGCTGGCAGCCTGCGCGCTGGCGGGGCTGCAAACCTGGCGTATTGGTGGCCTGCATGATGAAGCTGAACAGGCGCAGCGCATTATCGGCACCCTGTCCGCCTGTATTGAAAGCCGCGACAACGCCATTCACCGCCTGAACGATGAGGCCGTAACGCGGGAACGCCAGGAACAAAGCCTGCGCACCCAGCTCGCACGGGCAAGTCAGGAGGCGCGGGATCGTGAAGTTCACCTTCAAAGGTTACTCAATGAAAATCAGGAAATGCGCGATTGGTATGCAGCTCGTCTGCCTGACGGTATTGGCCGGATGCACCAACGCCCCGCCTTTGCCAGCGCCGCAGATTATTTACGTTGGCTGTCCGGCGGTAACGAGTTGCCCGATACCGGCAAGCTCACCGGCCACTAACGGCGATTTAAGCAGTGACGTCAGAAACCTGGAGGCCGCGCTGACGGCCTGCGGCCTCCAGGTGGAAGCGGTCAAACAATGCCAGGAGGAACACCGTGTTAAAACCCGCACAGCTGCGAAAAGCCTTAACTGACGCCGTGCCGGTGCTGCAAACCAGCCCCGACCAACTGCGGATGTTTGTGGATAACGGGCGTATCGTTTCCACGTTAGCCAGTTCGCTGTCGTTTGAATACCAGTACCAGACCGAGCTGCTGATCACCAACTTTGCCCAGGACTGCGATCTGATTATTGTGCCGATCCTGGCGTGGCTGCGTGAGAACCAGCCGGACATTATGGCGACACCGGAAAAACAGCAGACTGGCTTTAAATTTAAGGCCGATATGCTGGATGATGGTTCCTACGATATCGCGATTGATGTGCAGCTCACCGAGCGCGTGATCGTGAAACAGATTGATGCCGGTCTGCACGTTGAACACTATCCGGAACCGCCCCTGCCGGAGCCGGTACAAAGGCCGCGCGAGCTGTACCTGCACGGCGAGTTAGTGAGTCAGTGGAATGAGTGAGCTGTCAGCGTTTGATACCCGTCTGGCGGGACTGATTGCTGCGTTGTCACCGCAAAGCCGGAAGGCAATGGCGGCGACCATTGCGAAGCGTCTGCGCAAACATCAGCAGCAGCGTATTAAGCAGCAGGTCACACCAGAAGGGCAGCCGTTCACCCCGCGACGCCCGCAGCCTTTGCGGGCAAAGAAAGGCCGCATCAAGCGGGAAATGTTCGCCAAACTGCGCACGGCTAAATACATGAAAGCCAAAGGTACCGCTGACGACGCGGTGGTGGAATTTACCGGGCAGGTTCAGCGCATTGCTAAGGTGCATCAGTACGGCTTACGGGATCGCCCGTTCCTCCGGGCAAAAGAAATGCAGTATCCGGAGAGGCCATTGTTAGGGCTGGATGGGGAAGATATGAAAATTGTCGAAGATGAATTGCTGAAACTGTTACGTTAATGAATAAAAAATTTTGATTTTCAGGAAGATACAGCATTAAAATATATGCTATTTTAATATTTTAAGGATAAAAAAATGGAAGAGTTAGGCAGTAGTATTTTAAAATATCATGACATAATTAAAGAAATACTTTATGTAGCAGTCGCTTTTATTGTCGTTTGGTATTTTTATTTAAGAGCAGGCTCAAGTTATAGCATGATGTCTAGGTTGTGGGGGATATTGATAGGGTCGAAGGGTTTTAAAAATAATGAAATATCAGAATTGATGCAAGAAAGAGAAGATATAGATAAATTTAACTTCATCTTCAACGTTAAGGCCACAAGCATAGAGCAAATAAAAAGACTTCAAAAAAGAGTAAAAAAACAAAACCTCGACATAAAATTAATATCCCGTTCAAAAGGACATTTTTATATTAATACTTGCAAACTAAAGGTGCCGAAAGAGAAACAAATTTTTGGAACGCTATTACTCTCGGCCGTACTATTTTTTTGCACATTACCTGTATTGCAACTGGCAATAAAACCCGCCGCGATGTTTGAGTTTAATGACAGCAGCACATGGTTTTGGGTAAATAATCAATATGCGGAAAAATACATCCCCCCAATCCCAATAGTCAGTTCGTTTTTTGATTATTGGAGATTTGATAATGATACATGTACCAGTAAAAATTTCTCTGTAGAGAAATTGTCAGCCACAACAAAACTCACTAACAAAGAAATTACAGCCATATGCGAGTTATTCAAAGGTGGCAAAACACCTTACGTAATTGAAAAGGCAATCACGGGGCAAAAAGTCGCTTATTTTCTTTCACTTTTTCCTTTATTCTTTTCTTTAATATGCTTTAGGGGTTTTATATACATGCTTTATACTTACGACCTTCGTTATGCCTTGCTTAAAAAGAAGGGGAAAATTAAACCTCGTCATAAAACAAAATATGTTGGGAGTTAACCCCCTCAGTAAATACTCTCCTAATGAGATTCTTATCTGTATTGCCGACGTTGTGTCACCCGCCATCAACCCGCCTCAAATTGTATGCCGCCTGACAGGGCGGCATTCTTTTATGCATGAATACATCCATCCCAAACAATGACATTCCGCGCCTGTTGCGCAACCTGATCCGCATTGGCACCGTTGCCGAGGTGGATTTAGAGGCGGCAACTTGTCGCGTCAACACCGGCGGAAACGTCACCGACTGGCTGCACTGGCTGACTTCCCGCGCAGGGCGCTCGCGTGCCTGGTGGGCACCGTCCGCCGGTGAGCAGGTTTTGCTGTTCTGCCTGGGCGGCGAGTTGAATACCGCCTTTGTGATGCCAGGCGTTTTCTCTGATGAATATCCTGCGCCGTCGGCGTCCGCCGATGCGCTGCATGTGTCATTCCCTGACGGCGCGGTGATCGAGTACGAACCGAAAACCGGCGCATTGATGGCAACCGGCATCAAGTCCGCCACGGTGAACGCCTTGGATAAGGTAGCGGTGACTGCTCCGCTGATTACCTGCACGGCGAAAACGCGCATCACGCTGGACAGCCCGGAAGTAGTCTGCACCAACAAACTCACCACCGGCACTATCGAAATTAAACAGGGCGGCACGATGACCGGCAACCTCACCCATTCAGGCGGCAACATCACGTCAAACGGTGTGGTGGTACATACCCATAAACACGGCGGCGTCCAGACGGGCAGCGGTCAGACGCAGGTGCCTTCATGACCAATGCGAAATACACCGGACTTGCTCGCGACACGGGGCGCAGCGTCGAAGACCTCGCGCACATCCAGCAGTCGGTCAGCGACATTTTGCGCACGCCCGTCGGTTCCCGCGTGATGCGCCGTGACTACGGTTCACTGCTATCGATACTGACTGACCGCCCGCAGAATGCGGCGCTGCGCCTGCAAATCATGGCGGCCTGCTACAGCGCGATCCTGAAATGGGAGCCGCGTGTCAGCCTGACCGGTATCACGTTTGAAACGACGTTCGACGGGAAAGCCGTGGTTGAACTCACCGGCACCCGCAAAGACACGTCCGCCGCCATTTCCTTAACCCTACCTGTGAGCTGAATTATGGCAACGATTGATCTCAGCCAGTTACCCGCCCCCGACGTGGTGGAGGTGCTGGATTACGAAATCCTCCTGGCGGAGCGCAAAGCCACGCTGGTATCGCTGTATCCGGAAGACCAGCAGGCGGCCATCGCCCGCACGCTCACCCTGGAATCTGAACCCATTGTGAAGCTGCTGGAGGAGAACGCCTACCGCGAACTTATTTTGCGTCAGCGGATTAATGAGGCCGCCGCCGCCGTGATGGTGGCTTATGCCACCGGCGCAGACCTGGATCAGCTCGGGGCAAACAGCAACGTTACCCGCCTGAAGATCGCCGCTGCTGATGATTCCACCGTGCCCCCGACGGCGGCGGTCATGGAATCTGACGGCGACTATCGCGGGCGTATTCCGCAGGCGTTTGAAGGGCTGAGCGTCGCGGGTCCGACGGGTGCCTACGAGTACCACGCCCGCAGCGCCGACGGGCGCGTGGCGGATGCCTCGGCCATCAGCCCGTCACCGGCCAATGTGACCCTCACCGTGCTGTCCCGCGAACGTAATGGCGAAGCCAGCGCCGACCTGCTGGCGATTGTTGAGGCGGCGCTCAACGATGAGAACGTGCGGCCGGTCGCTGACCGCGTGCGGGTGCAGTCGGCGACGGTGGTGGATTACACCGTGGATGCCACGCTTTACCTTTATCCGGGTCCGGAAGCTGAACCCATCCGCGCCGCCGCCGAGGCAAAGCTGCAATCCTATATCACCGCGCAGTCACGCCTGGGGCGCGACATCCGCAAGTCTGCCCTTTACGCCGCCCTGCACGTTGAGGGCGTACAGCGGGTGGAACTGGCCGCGCCTGCGGTGGACGTTGTGCTGGACAAAACCCAGGCCGCCTACTGCACCGGCTATCAGTTAACCCTCGGGGGCACCGATGAGTAGCCGCCTGCTGCCGGTGGGGTCGTCTGCGCTGGAAGTGGCCGCCGCCGGGGCGTGCGCCGCGATTGACGCGCTGCCGGTGCCGCTGCGTCAGCTCTGGAACCCCGACAACTGCCCGCTTGCCCTGTTGCCCTACCTGGCGTGGGCGTGGTCGGTTGACCGGTGGGATGAAAGCTGGCCGGAGTCCACGAAACGCGGCGTGGTGCGGGCAGCGTACTTTGTGCACCGGCATAAGGGCACGGTGGGCGCGCTGCGCCGGGTGGTGGAGCCGCTCGGCTATCTGATCCGCGTGAGCGAGTGGTGGAAAACCAATGAAACACCGGGCACGTTTCGCCTCGACGTCGGCGTGCTGGAAACCGGCATCACCGACGACATGTATCAGGAGCTGGAGCGCCTGATTGACGACGCCAAACCGGCCAGCCGTCATCTGATTGGCCTGACCATCAACCTGGACGTCAGCGGCACCTTACCCGTGGCCGCCGCAAGCTACGGCGGCGACCTGCTGACCGTTTACCCCTACACCCCTGAAAGTATCACCGTCTCCGGCAGCGGTTACGCCGGTGCGGCGGTTCACCTTACCGACACCATGAGAATCAACCCATGACAACCAAATACTTTGCCCTGCTGACCAACCAGGGGGCAGCAAAGCTGGCGAACGCCGCCGCACTCGGTACAAAAGTACAAATCACCCAGATGGGGGTCGGTGACGGCGGCGGCACGCTGCCCACGCCAACCGGCACGCAGACCTCGCTTATCAACGAAAAGCGGCGCGCCCTGCTTAACGCCCTGAGCGTGGACGCCGCCAACAGCAGCCAGATTATTGCGGAACAAATCATTCCCGAAAATGAGGGCGGGTTTTGGATCCGTGAAATCGGCCTGTACGACAGCGACAACACGCTGATCGCCGTGGCGAACTGCCCCGAAACCTATAAGCCGATGCTCGCCGAAGGCAGCGGCCGCACGCAGACCGTGCGCATGATTTTAATCATCAACAGCACCGACGCGGTGACGCTGAAAATTGACCCGTCCGTGGTGCTGGCTACCCGCCAGTCCGTGGACGCGGCGGTGATTGAGGTGAAAGCCTATGCCGATAACGCGTTGGCAAAGCACCTGGCCGCGACAAATCCCCATACGCAGTATGCGCCCAAAGTGAGTCCGGTATTGTCCGGCACCCCCACAGCCCCGACGGCACCACCGGCAAGCAACGATCTGCAACTGGCTAACACGGCGTTTGTTACGGCGGCCATCGCGGCCTTAGTGGGGACATCGCCGGAGGCGCTCGACACGCTCAATGAGCTGGCCGCAGCCATGGGTAATGACCCGAATTTTTCAGCGACGGTGCTCAATAAGCTGGCGAAAAAAGCCGAACTGGCGGGGAGCGCGACGCAGGCTTTTAACGTCGCCGTGGGCGGCAGCGCGTCTTCCGCCGTTAATCAGGGGCAGTTTATTACCGGAACGAATGGAAACGGCGTGTATGCCCGCCTTCCCGGCGGGCTGCAAATTTGCCGCAACTCTATCCCGACCACTAACGGCAGCGCCGTGAAGTGGACCTACCCCCTCGCTTTCAACGCGACGCCGCAGGTTTTTTCAATGCCGGTAAACCCCTCGTCCGAACAACGTTCGGCCATGTGGACGACCGGGATCTCTGCCACCAGCGTTGATGTGTTTAATCCCAACGCGCAGGGGTGTCTTGTAAACGTATTGGCCGTAGGTTACTGAGGAATGCAAATGAAATTTATTACTATCAACGAACAGGGCGTGATAGACAGTATGCGCATTGAGCTGCCCGCCGATGGCCGCGCGTTCACTGAACAGGAAAGCGCCGCCATGGCTGCCCGCGGATTCATCCCGGTCACGGATGCGCAGTGGCAAAGCATCGGTCCGGATTACCGCTTCATTGAGGGTGTCCTGCTTCCCCCGGCGGCAATACCGGCGGCGCAGCGCCTGGAGGAGGCAAAGGCGGCTCAAAAAAACGGGCTGAAAAATGCCTGCCAGGATTATTTACTGGCGGGGTTTTCGGCGGATGCGTTGGGCAGCGATTACCGTTATCCCTCCCAGATCACCGATCAACAAAACCTGTCCAGTGCGGCTTCTGCACAGACGGGCGCTTACTTGTGGTGTGCAAAAGAGGCGGAATGGTCACTGAAAAGCCATACCCCGGCGCAGGTCCAGGCGGTGCGCGTGGCGTGGGTGACGTATCTGAATGCCGCACAGCAAAAGCTGGTCAGCCTGATGGACGAAGTTGAAAATACCACCACGCCGGAAGAAGCCGCCGCCGTGGTATGGCGTGACTGATACACATCCGAGAATGACGCTGCCCCGAAAGGGGCTTTTTTGTATCGGGCATCGTTGCCCCTGACTGTGCTGTCCGGAACCTGCAGCACAGTCATTGCTGACGTTGCCTCGCCTGCGTTGTGCCATTTCCCACACATCCCTCCCGCCGTGCCTGATTGCCCCCAACACGCGATGATTGACCTCACCCCAATCACAGGAAAAACACCATGGCTGATTATCACCACGGCGTGCGCGTTGTTGAAATCAACGACGGCACCCGCGTTATTTCCACCGTTTCCACCGCCATCATCGGGATGGTCTGCACGGCATCTGACGCCGACGCCGGGGCGTTCCCGCTGGATACGCCGGTGCTCATTACCAACGTGCTGACCGCCGCCGGTAAGGCCGGTAAAACCGGCACGCTCTACGCCTCCCTGATGGCCATCGCCAACCAGGCAAAACCGGTGGTCGTCGTCGTGCGGGTTGCCGAAGGCGAAACCGACGCGGAAACCACCTCCAACCTCATCGGCACCACGGACGCCACCGGCATGTATACCGGCATGAAAGCCCTGCTGTCCGCGCAGACCGAACTCGGCGTAAAGCCGCGCATTCTCGGCGTGCCGGGGCTGGATAATCAGGAGGTTGCGACCGCACTGGCCGCCGTCTGTCAGCAACTGCGTGCATTCGGCTACGTCAGCGCACACGGCTGTAAAACGGTCTCTGATGCCATCAAGTACCGCGATAATTTCAGCCAGCGTGAGCTGATGGTGGTCTGGCCGGATTTCGTGGCCTGGAACACCACCACCAACGCCAGCGACATCGCCCCCGCCACCGCTTACGCCCTCGGCCTGCGTGCCAAAATCGACGCAGAAACCGGCTGGCATAAAACACTCTCTAACGTCGGCATTAACGGCGTCACCGGCCTGTCGGCCAGCGTGTACTGGGATTTGCAGACCCCCGGCACCGATGCCGACTTGCTGAACCAGGCGTGCGTCACCACCCTTATCCGCAAGGACGGCTTTAAGTTCTGGGGACAGCGCACCTGCTCTGAAGACCCGCTGTTCCTGTTTGAGAACTACACGCGCACCGCGCAGGTGCTGGCGGACACGATGGCGGAGGCGCACCTGTGGGCGATGGACAAACCCATGACCCCGACGCTTATCAAAGACATGATCGGCGGCATCAACGCCAAGCTGCGCGAAATGAAAACCGCCGGTCTGATCATCGATGGAAAATGCTGGTATGACGCGGAGGCGAACACCGTGGACACCCTGAAAGCGGGCAAGCTCACCATTGATTACGACTATACGCCGGTGCCGCCGCTGGAAGATTTGACCCTGCGGCAGCGCATCACCGACCACTACCTGGCGACGTTCGCCACGGCCATCAACAGCTAAGAGGCGCTCAAACATGGCACTGCCTAAGAAACTCAAATATCTGAACCTGTTTAACGACGGCAATAGCTACCTCGGCACGGTCAGCGCGCTGACGCTGCCGAAGCTGACCCGCAAGCTGGAGAACTATCGCGGCGGCGGCATGAACGGTTCAGCCCCTGTAGATTTTGGCCTGGACGATGACGCCCTGACGTTTGAATGGACGGTGGGCGGCCTGGATGAACAGGTGCTGCAACAGTGGGGGGCGGTGGCCGCCGTGCCGCTGCGCTTTGCCGGTTCCTTCCAGCGCGACGACACCGGCGATATCTCCGCCGTGGAAGTCTCCCTGCGCGGCCGTCACAAGGAAATGGATTTCGGTGAATACAAACAGGGCGAAGACACCGAAACCAAAATCACCACCCAGTGCACCTATTTCAAGCTGACGATTGACGGCAAAGACATGATTGAAGTCGATACGGTGAACATGGTGGAAATCGTGAACGGCGTTGACCGCCTGGAGCAGCACCGCCAGAACATCGGCCTGTAACCCCTAACCGCGCCGAACCCCGGCGCAAAACCTCGCCTTTTGAAGAAGAGACACCGCTATGTCAGAACAGAATGAAAATATCGTTATCCTGGAAGAACCGATCAAGCGCGGCGACACCGTCATTGAACAGATTGAAGTCATCAAACCGAATGCCGGGCACCTGCGCGGGATCGGCCTGGCTGCCCTGGCGAATGCCGACGTTGATGCGCTGACCCTGCTGCTGCCCCGCATCACCGCGCCGAACCTGACGCCGAAGGACTGCCAGTCCCTGAGCCTGCCCGACCTGGTGGAGCTGGCGGGTAAGGTGGTGGGTTTTTTATCGCCGAAGTCGGCACGGTAACGCTGCCGCCTAACCTGGCAGTCGATGATCTGATGGCGGATATCGCGGTGATCTTCCACTGGCCGCCGTCAGAACTGAACCCGATGACGCTGACCGAGCTGCTGGTGTGGCGTCATAAGGCCATGCAGCGCAGCGGAGCCACCGACAGTGAGTAACTTAAAAGTAGAGGTGCTGTTAAAGGCGGTTGACCAGGCGACCCGCCCGTTTAAAGCGGTGCAGAACGCCAGTAAGGCGCTGGCCGGAGAGATTAAAAATTCACAGACCACCCTCAAAGACCTGAACGCCCAGGCCGGGAAAATTGACGGCTTCCGTAAATCCAGCGCACAGCTCGCCGTCACCGGTCAAAAACTCAAAGACGCCAAAGCGGAAGCGGCGGCGCTGGCGATTCAGTTCAGAAACACCGCCAGCCCGACCCGCGCACAGGCGCAGGCCATGGAATCGGCCAAGCGTACCGCCGCGCAGTTGCAGACCCAGTTCAACGGGCTGCGCCAGTCGGTGCAGCGTCAGCGCACCGAACTTACCCAGGCGGGCATCAGCACGCGCACGCTGTCTGACTCTGAGCGTCGCCTGAGAACGTCCATCAGCGAAACCACCGCCCAGCTCAACCGGCAGCGTGAATCCCTGGCACGGGTGAGCGCGCAGCAGGCCAAACTCAACGCGGTGAAAGGCCGGTATCAGGCGGGCAAACAACTGGCCGGTAGCGTGACCGGTGCAGGTGCCGCCGGTGTCGGGATTGCGACGGCGGGCACGGCGGCGGGTGTCGGGCTGCTGATGCCCGGATTTAACTTTGCGCAGAAAAACTCTGAATTGCAGGCGACATTAGGGCTGGATAAAGATTCCGCCGATATGACCGCGCTGCGCACCCAGGCGCGGCAGCTCGGCGACAACACCGCCGCCTCTGCCGACGATGCCGCCGCCGCGCAAATCATCGTCGCCAAGTCCGGCGCGGACAAGGACGGCATCCTGGCGGCGACGCCGACCATTCTGAATCTGTCCCTGGCAAACAAGCGCACCATGGAGGAGAACGCCACGCTGCTGATGGGCGTGAAGTCCGCGTTTGGCATGACCAATGACACCGTGTCACACATCGGCGATGTGCTTTCTACGGCCATGAATAAGTCCGCCGCCACCTTTGAAGGGCTGTCTGACACCATGACCTATGCCGCGCCGGTGGCTAAGCAGGCCGGTATCAGCGTCGAAGAAACCGCCGCGATGGCAGCCGCCCTGGCGGATGCCAAAATTACCGGCTCGATGGCGGGCACCGGTGCGCGTGCGGTCATTACCCGCCTGCAGGCACCGACTGGCACCGCCGCCGCCGCGCTCGGTGAGCTGAAGGTGAAAACGGCGGACAGCAAAGGCAACATGCGTCCGCTGTTTACCATTCTGAAAGAAATGCAAAAGAGCTTTGAGAAAAACAAGCTCGGTTCGTCGCAGCGTGCGCAGTACATGAAAGCCATCTTTGGCGAGGAAGCCAGCTCGGCGGCGGCGGTGCTGATGGGGGATGCCTCCTCCGGCAAGCTCGACCAGCTCAGCCAGGCGCTGAAAACCTCGGACGGTAAAACAGAGGCGCTGGTGGCAGTGATGCAGGACAACCTCGGCGGCGACTTTAAGGAATTTCAGTCCGCCTATGAAGCGGTTGGCACAGACCTGTTTGATCAGCAGGATTCGTCACTGCGCAAACTGGTACAGACCGCCACCGGCTACGTGCTGAAACTGGATAAGTGGGTGGTGAACAATAAAGCTTTGGCGGCCACGCTCGGCAAAATCGCGGGCGGTGCGCTGCTGATTATCGGTGCGCTCGGCGTGTTTGGTCTGGTGGCCGGTCCCGTTATCAGCGGGATTAATCTGATTGTCGCCGCTGCGGGGATGCTCTGGACCATCCTCGGCACGGTGGGCGGCGCGATTGCGACGGTGATCGGGGGACTGACATGGCCGATTGTTGCCGTCGGTGTCGCCATTGTCGCCGGTGCGCTGCTTATCCGTAAATACTGGGAGCCGATCAGCGCCTTCTTTGCGGGTGTGATCGAAGGACTGGGGATTGCGTTCGCGCCGGTAAAAGAGATGTTTTCTCCGCTTAAGCCGGTGTTTGACTGGCTTGGGGACAAGCTCAAAGTCTTGTGGCAGTGGTTCAAAGACCTGATCCAACCGGTGAAATCCACGCAGGAAACGCTGAATAGTTGTAAAGATGCGGGGGTGTCGTTTGGTCGCCTGGTCGCTAACGCACTGACCGCACCGTTGCAGGTGGCTAATAAGCTGCGTAGCAGCGTGGTCTGGCTGCTGGAGAAGCTCGGCATCATCAAGGATGAATCCGCAGACCTTGATAAAACGGCAGACATGGCTGACCGGCGTTCGAAGCAATCCGGCGACGGGGATCCGCAAGCGCATCCGCTGGACAATCCCGTCCCGATTGTCCCGCCATCGGGTGGCCTGCTGGGTGGCGGTTATACGCCGGTATCAGTCGGCGGCGGGCGCAGCTATATCGACCGCAGCACGCACAATTACACCATTGCCGCCGGTGCCGGTTTAGGCGTCCAGGATACCAGCCGCCAGATCCGCGCCGAGCTGGAAGCCCGTGACCGCGCCCGCGTCGCCCGGCAACGTTCCCGCATGGATAACGATTAAGGAGATGTCCGCATGATGTTAACCCTCGGACTGTTTGTGTTTCAGTTGCAAACCGTCCCCTACCAAAGCTTGCAGCGGGACGTTGATTACCGCTGGCCTGCGAATAACCGCGTCGGCCTGCGTCCGCTGCCGCAGTTCCTCGGCGTGAATGAGGAGAAGATTACCCTGTCCGGCGTGCTGATGCCGGAAATCACCGGCGGAAAGTTGTCACTGATGGCACTGAACCTGATGGCCGACGAGGGCAAGGCGTGGCCGCTGCTGGAGGGCAGCGGCACCATTTACGGGATGTTCGTAGTCAACAGCGTCAGCGAAACCCACACGGAGCATTTCTCCAACGGCGCCGCCCGCCGGATTGAATTTACGCTGACGCTGACCCGCGTGGATGAATCCCTGGCGGCCATGTTTGGCGATATGAAAGCCCAGGCTGACGGGCTGCTCAACCAGGCCGGAGGTTTAACCGGCCAGTTGGGAGGCCTGCTGTGATTACGGATATGACCATCGGTGCCGGTGTGCAGTTTGCGCCGGATTTTACGGTGACCGTCGGCGGTAAGGACATCACGCAGGACGTCAGCAACCGGCTGATTTCGCTGACGCTCACGGATAACCGGGGCTTTGAGGCTGACCAGCTCGACATCGCTCTGAGCGACACCGACGGCCTGCTGGAGATGCCGCCACGCGGCGCGGTGATAAATATCGCGCTCGGCTGGAAAGGCCAGGCGCTGACGAACAAAGGCGATTTTACCGTGGATGAGGTGGAGCATCGCGGCACGCCGGACACGCTGACTATCCGCGCCCGCAGCGCGGACTATCGCGGCAGCCTGAATTCCCGCCGCGACAACTCTTATCACGACACGACGCTGGAGGCGGTGGTGTCCGCCGTGGCGGCGCGCAACAACCTCAAGCCCGCCGTTGCCGAGCCGTTCAGGGGCGTAAAGGTCTCACACATTGACCAGACCCAGGAAACGGACGCGAAATTTATCACGCGCCTGGCGGAGCTGAACGGCGCGGTTGTAGCTATCAAGGCGGGCAGCCTGCTGTTTATCAAGCCAGGCGCGGCAAAGACGGCCAGCGGGAAGCCAATCCCGCAGATGACGATTATCCGCAGCGACGGCGACGGGCACACGTTCAATATTGCTGACCGTGGGGCGTATACCGGCGTTTCGGCAAGCTGGCTGCATACCAAAGACCCGAAGCCGAAAAAGGTGAAGGTTCAGCGAAAACCGAAAGTGCAGTACCTGCGCGCCCTGCAACATCCGAAGGCAAAGAAGGTCAGCACGAAGGTGCAGAAAACGCCGGAGGCGAAAGAAGGCGATTACCTGGCGGGCAGCGATGAAAACGTGTTTACCCTCACCACCGTCTATGCCACGCAAAAGGCCGCCATGCGGGCAGCCCAGGCGAAGTGGGACAAACTCCAGCGCGGCGTCGCCGAATTCTCAATTTCCCTGGCGCGCGGGCGGGCGGATTTATTTCCTGAAACGCCGGTGGCGGTGTCCGGCTTTAAATCCGTGATCGACGCGCAGCCGTGGATAATCAGCAAGGTGACGCACAGCCTGGGCAGCAGCGGATTTGTGACGATGTTGAATCTGGAAGTATTGCTGTCGGATGTGAGTTATGAAGCTACTGAAAGCTGATCACTCGACCCGTTTGACGTCAGGATGGAGTTCACTGGCAGCCTCATGAAATATATCGCCGAGCCAGCCAGGAATTTCACCCTCAGTCATATCATCGGGAATGATGATGTCATTCAGGCGAGAAAATTTTCTTTCAGACATATCAGCCCGAAATACCTGCCAACCTTCTGGTGTTTTATTAACGCCGAGATAGCGACCGAAGACATTATAAATCAGCATATTTTCTCCTTCGTATTAATCCAGATATATTGAGAATAAGACGTCCGAAATACAATGTAAATCACTGTAATATAAGATGTATGCTTTTCTTTGTGACATACAATGACCGCATCTGATTAAAATGATTGCATGGTGATTATTATGATGCACTGCCCGAAATGCCAACACGCAGCACACGCACGTTCCAGCCGTTATCTGAGTATCAATACCAAAGAACGTTATCACCAATGTCAGAATATCAATTGCAGTTGCACGTTTAAAACCCATGAGTCTATTGCGGACATCATTGTTGAACCTGGCACCGTTCATGCTGTTCAGTTGCATCCTGATAAACATAGTCAGCAGTCCCTTCAAATACACTAAGACTAAGACCAAGCCCGCGAAAGCGGGTTTTTCTATTACAGATTCAGTGGATTAATCCTCTTGCATGTATATGACTGACTAAATCAAACATTTACACTGGTTTTATATACAGTAAAATCCACATTCTCAAAAAAGGAGGATGTGATGAGTGTAAGAAAACTGTCTACCGGCAAATGGTTATGTGAGTGCTACCCGAACGGACGCGAGGGCAAGCGATGCCGCAGGCAGTTTGATTCCAAGGGTGAAGCCGTTTCCTTTGAGACTTACACCATGGAACAGGCGAAGAACAAACCCTGGCTGGGAGAAAAGGAGGACCGGCGCAAGCTAAGCGAACTGGTCGATCTCTGGTACAGCCTGCACGGCTGCTCTCTGAATGATAAAAAGGGACGGTTGGGAAAACTGAAGATTATCTGCGCGGGAATGGGTGATCCGATTGCCAATACTATTACACCGAAGGACTGGGCGCACTATCGCGATCAGCGGTTGCGCGGCGAGATTGATAATGGTTACAGTACCAGTCTGGCGACCCGTAAAGTTTCCACCGGCACGGTGAACTGTGAGCATGCTTTTCTGCGGGCGGTGTTCAATGAACTGAAACGACTGGGGGAATGGTCGCTGCCTAACCCTCTCGAGAATATCCGCGAGTTTGATCAGCCAGAACGTGAAATGGCATGGATGACTCAGGAACAAATCCTGCTGCTCATGGCCGCCTGCGAACAGCATGGAAATGACGAATTAACGCTTATTGTTAAAGTCTGCCTTTCGACCGGCGCACGCTGGAATGAGGCTGCCAAAATCAAAAGCTCGCAGATTTCGCCCTACAAACTCACCTTCATCAATACCAAAGGTAAAAAGAACCGTACCGTTCCCCTCGCCCGCCCCCTCTATGACGAACTAATCGCCCGTAAAGGCGCGCCCTTCTCGCCCTGCTATAAGCAGTTTTATCGGGTGATCAGGCTGGCCGGCATCGAGCTGCCAGAAGGACAGATGACGCACGTTCTTCGGCATACGTTCGCCAGTCATTTCATGATGGCCGGTGGCAATATCATCGTGCTGCAACGCATCCTCGGACACTCTGATATCCGCGTCACAATGCGATACGCGCACTTCGCTCCGGATCACCTGGAAGACGCTATTCACCTGAATCCGCTGGCTCAAATGGGTGGCGACAAAGTGGCGGCAGAAAGTCCAAATGAGTAGCATTGAAGGTAACAAGAAGTGGTTTAAGTGATTGTTTTAACGATAAGTTATTGATTTAAGAAATGTTCAAAAAAAAGACCGAATACGATTCCTATATTCGGTCTAGGGAAATGGCTCTTGGGAGAGAGCCGTGCGCTAAAAGTTGGCATTAATGCAGGCGGTTAAGCCGTACAACTTAAAGCGTAGACGACAGATGGCTATTTTCCACCCAGTTTGAAACATAGTGATAATAACAATGATGTATTATTTTCATTGTGTGACAACATACGCAAAACATGGAAGTTACATCAGTCATTTATCGTCGGCACGGCCATTCAGCAAAGTGATCTGGCTTTGGCAATAAAGGGAGCCAGACTCATTTTCTGTCCCGGATTCTGCGGGTCATCAAGCCAGATTTTCTCCAACGGCACGGCCTGTACCTGATGGTTTTTGACCTGCTCTTTCGCCACATCATTCAGAGGATATTGCGCCAGCGTACTGTCGTTAATCACATACAGCGCATTACCGGGGCGGCATTGCAGCATCACTTCTTCACGGGTAAAAGCCCAGGTTTTACCGTATTGTAGACGGCTGATCGTTTCCAACTGGGGTGCCGCGAAACTGCTGGCAGATAAGGTCAGCAGCACGCAGGCTAGCAGTGTTTTCCTCAT